GAAAAGCGAAAATGATGTTATGTACTTTAGCAAGTTTAAAAACTTATCTCGGAATTACAGGCGATACTCAAAACGATTTTCTTGAAATGCTGATAAAACAGAATTCGGCAATGATTGAAAACTATCTTGGCTATCCGCTTCAGAGAAAAGAAAATAGCGAAGTGCATAACGTCAACAATGACCAATTGTTGATTCTTGATTGTCAGCCTATCCAGAGTGTTAGCGAAGTAAAGATTGGCGGACAGGAAATTGAAGATTACAAGATAATTCCGAAATATTCTAAAACAGGAATGTTATACCGCGGGCTTGGTTGGTGTGGTCAGTATTACACAAGAGGTATGACATACGATGTAGTTTCGGGTGTTTACGAAATTGAAGTTGATTATATAAGCGGGTATTATCTGCCTGGCGATGAAGGTTATACCGAAGGGGCAGAAGACAGTTTACCTTATGATATTATGAGTGCGTGCATTTTAGCTTGTGCGGAAAGTTACAATATCAAGTTGAATAATGCGGAAGGCATAAAGAGTTATTCAGAGGGCGGACAGTCGACAACTTTTGCAGATGGCGGAACAATGGCAGATTGTGGATTGTCTGCAAAAATATGCAGTATGTTGGTTGATTACAGAAGGCAGGCGGTGGCATAAATGGTTCATTATCCTAATGCGAGAATAGATATTGCGGTTTTATCTGTAACAACGAATGACGAAGGAACTAGAATAAAAGAGTATGATTTTACTACTCCGATTGATAGTTTTGAAGCAGATGTACAACCGAATGTTTTGACAAAAGAACAGATTGATTTGTACGGAATTAATGAAAAGACCGCCCATACAAAAAAGGCTTTTTATACAAGGTCAAGTTTTATGTTAGCCGGAAACAGGGCGAGAGTTACATATAATGACGGAAGGGTAGAATATTATAATATCTGCCCGCAGAATGTTTGGAGAGTGCATAGCGAAGCACTTTTAGTCCCGGTTGAAAACGAGGAAGAAGAATGAAACAGGTTTCACCTTCAGAGTTTATAGACATTTTACAGAATAAGCAAAAGAAGGTTGTAACTGAATTGGGAAAATCTATTGCGAAATGTTGTGCCACGATCCAGAGGGAAGCGATGGAAGAAATGAGAGATACTGCAATAGATACTTCCAAAACTTATGGAAAGAAAGGACACCACCCATCACTACCAGGCAATCCGCCGGCAGTTGATACGGGAACATTAAGAAGGTCTATTACTTATCAGGTAGACGAAAACGAATTAGTGGGCTATGTTGGAAGTAACTTAAAAGACCCGCCTTATGGGTTATATTTGGAAAAGGCAGAATACGGAACAAGCAGAATGAAGCCAAGACCCTGGTTGAAGCCTGCAACCGAAAAGAGTATGGAGAAAATAAAAGAGATAATGGCGGGCGCGGTAAAGGTTGGTATATATGATTAATGCAAAGAAATTATATAATACAATTTTGAATGATTCGCGGATAACAGATATAGTGAAGGTAGTGCTAGACGCATATCCCGAAACAATAGAAAAGTTTCCTTGCGTTATTTACCTTGACGAAAATCAAACTGATATAGAGTTTGCGGACAATTTACCGCAGGGAGATTCTATTGCGGTTCAGGTTCATATATTTACAAAGGCATTGAAAAATTATGCGACTACTTCTGAAATCGGATTGAAGGTTGCGGAAGTGATGAGAGAGAATTATTTTACTTGTCGTAACAATCGGGAAGTCGAAGACGTAGACGATAATGTGCGACATAGAGTGATGTATTTTACAAGGGAAGTTTTCTCTTGAAAATAAATAACGTTATTTTTTTAGAAGGAGAAAAAAAATGGCAAATGAAGCACCAAGAATCGGACTTGACCAGGTCCACATTGCTAAAGTTATTAGCGATGACGCAAACGGAATTGTTTACGATACACCTATTGCCCTTAAAGGCGCAGTAAATGCAACCGTAAACCCAAACAGTGATGTTGCTACAGATTATGGCGATAACGGAGTTTTCTTCGTTACAAATAACCGTGGTAATACTGAAATGACAATGGAAATGATTGACGTTGACCCGACAGTCCTTGCACAGATGCTAGGACAGTCAAAAGTCAACGGAGTTACAATCGAAACCCCACTTGACCAGAGCCCATATTTTGCGGTTGGTTTCCGCGTATGGATTGCGGGCGAAAAGGACGGAGAAAAACGCTATCAGTATTTCTGGTATGCAAAAGGTAAATTCTCTGTACCAGAAACAGGCGGAAGTACAAAGGCTGAATCTATTGAGTTCGGTCATATCAACCTTACCGCACAGTTTGCGCAGACAATTGCAAATGGTGTTATCTGCTCACACGCAAGAAGTGATGATGATGAAACACCGGCAAGTGTTATTACAAATTGGTTCAATGCACCTGTTACTTCAGTAACTGCTGATTTGACTGCATTGACTGTTACTGCTTCACTTGCTACCGGTAAAGTAACATTTACAGGTGCAAAGGCAAGCGCAGGTGATTTTGCATTCATTGAAGGTTCTATCAACAATGGTGTTACAATCGGAGTATTTGACAGTAATGACAATCTGCTTGAAGGTACATATACTTTGGGAACAAAGAAGATTGTATTTACACCAACTTCGGGAACACCTGCAAAGGCATTCGTAACAAGCGGTTTGAAGGATAATAGCGGAGTAGGTGCAACACCTATGATTGACGCAGACCTTTAATTTTTTACGTTGCGTAATTGCCCCGTTTGGTGTAAACTGAAAGCACCTTGCGGGGCATTTTTCATATAAGGGGGAAAAAGAAAATGGCTAAAGAATTAGAAAAGGTGAATGCCGAAAAAGTCACAATCAAAATCAAGGGGAAAGAAAGAGAATTAAAATTTGGATTTTCTGCCTGGGCTAAGTTAGAGCGGGAATATGGCGGAATAAAAAACATTACCCATTTACAGAAGGCGGTTGAAGAAAGACCGTTTGAAACTTTACCGCACCTTATTTATATCGGACTTGTAGACAAAGAAGGGATTGAAGAAGAAAGCGTGCTTGATGAATTCGGGCTTAATGATATTGAATATATCAGTAATAAATTTGCCGAAGCGTTATATGGTTCATTGCCCGAAGTAGAAGAAAAAAAAGCGGGGAAGGAAGCGAAATAAATGAATGGCCCTACTCATATCTGTTAACAGAATGTCTGTTGATGGGGTTGAGTGAGGGTTACTTTTGGGAATCCACTCCACGAAAAATAATTGCTTTAATAGACCAAAAGAAAGAAATTGAAAAAGCAAAGACGAAAAACCTTGCGGTATATATTGCAAGTATGGTTTGGGGCAAAGACCCAGACGAAATAGAAAAAGAAAAAAATGCACCGATTGCGGGCAGAGATTTTCCTGCGGGCGAAAGTGCATTAAAAGGCTTTTTTATGTAGAGGTGTAGAAAATGGCAAGTGATGATTTTTCAATTAAAACGAAAATTACATTAGATACAAAGAACTATGAAGCGGGAATCAAGAAAGCAGAAAGTGCAACGCAGAAGTTTTCAAGTTCCCTGTCTGGTGTAACAAAATTATTGAAGTCTACATTTGCCATTGCGGGTATCAGTGTTGGAACTAAGGCGATTGTAAACTTTGGAAAAGAAGCGGTAAAATCTGCCGAAAGTGCAAACAAGACATTAAACATTCTCAATAACACATTAAAAGTCACAGGTGCTAGTGCTTGGACCACTTCTGAAGATTTAGTAAAAATGTCAGAAGAAATTGCCTATAGTACAAATTATACTGTAGGTGAAATTCAAGATATGCAGTCTGTATTACTTGGATTCAAAAACATTACAGGTGACACATTCAGAGAAGCAAGTGACGCTATAACTGATATGGCAACTGTAATGGGAATGGATTTGAAGTCAGCAGTCCAGACTGTAGGAAAAGCCCTTGACGATCCAATAAAGGGGCTTGATTCTTTACGCAGACAGGGTTTTGCTTTTACTGACGAACAGAAAGAAGAACTCAAACAACTTGTAGAAAATGGGGAACAATTAAAAGCTCAAAAAATAATTCTTGATGAATTAAACACAACATATGGTGGTGCGGCAAAGGCGGCACAAAGTTCTTTTGATAAACAAAGAGATGCTGTAGATGAGTTCAAAGAAACTCTTGGAAATCAATTAATTCCTGTATTAGATGTATTTGCCGAAAAATCTGCAACTTCATTTTCAAAACTTACAGAAAAAATAAAGACAATAGACTTTTCAGAAATTGCGGGTACTGTTGAATATTCGGTGCAGGTTATAACAGAGTATTTTGGTATATTTTATAACAATGCAAAAGAGCTTGTAAGAGGACTTACAGAAAGATTCGGTGATGTAGAAATCAGTTTAGATACTGTAAAAGAAGCAGTTTATAATTCTTTGAATAATATTTACAAGCAGATGCAGATTTCATTCGGATTTGTTAAAGCTTTAATTGACGGAGATTGGAAACTTGCCTGGGAATATGCCAAAATATATGTCTTGAATGTCTGCAAAAAAATCCTTGATGGGCTTGATGGCTTATTGCAGAAAATGCCCGAATTAGTAAATGGTACTATTAAGGGATTGAATGCTTATTATGAAGCACAAGACAAAGTATTGATTGAATGGCTTCATCTTCCAGAGAAATATTTCAAAGCACCCAGAATTGGAACTTATGATGGAAAGAATTTCATTGATACAACAGAACTTCAAAAACAGATTGATGAAGCAACAAGCATAATTGAAGAAGCAACAGGAAAGCAGGTTACAATCAATCTTACAGGGCTTGAAAAGATTGAAGAAAACAAAAAGAAATATCAGAAGAATGCAGAAGCGGGAGAAATCCAGTTAACAAAGACTGTCACTGTTGAAGAGAAAAAACGAGTTAAAGAAAGCGAAACTATATTTAGTTCATTCTTAGATAATTTGAGAAAACAGATTGCGGATAAGACGGAATTCTATAATGGGTTATTCTCAAAAGTAACTGAAACATTTTCTACTATGTTTTCAATGCTTGGAGAAAATCTTGCAGGTGCCGGACACGGATTTGAAGATTTTGCAAATGTAGCACTTAAAGCATTGTCAGAAGTCTTAAAATCTATTTCTGCACAGTTATCAGCAATTGCGGTTTTGAAAGCACTTACTCACAATTATGCAGAAGCGACAGCTGCCCTTGCAGGTGCGACCGCTGCAATGGTTGCGAGCGGTGTATTCTCTGCGGTTACAAGCAAAATTAATAATATGAAAACTGCAATTATTGAAACTTCCGATGAAACTATAAGATTAAGTGAAGCCTTTGAAGAAGTAAGGGCAAGTTATGAAAAAGTAATGAGTGCTTTTACTAAGACAACTTCAACATTTATGAGTACACATACCGGATTGACTCAAAGTATTGCAGCAGCTTCACAACAAGCAGCTGAAGCTATTGTTGAAATATCAAATTTAACAACTCAATTAAATGCATTACAAGCTGAATACGATAATTATTTACAAATGGAATTATATTACGTTGGTGGTCCTGGTGCTTCAGGCCCATATAGTGCTGAAGACCAGTGGAGAATGCTTGAATTGTTAAACTTAATTAATGAACTACAGTCTCAACTTGATTCTTGGTCAGACTTTTTTCAGCAAAATATTCAGTTATCAGTTGAACAAACGATGAAGTTGAATCTTTTAATTAAAGAAATTAATGACAATCTTAAAAATCAAATAGCTTCATTGGATGATATTACAAACAGTTATAATTATTTTTATGCATTGATTAAAAGTGGATTATCGACCGTAGAACAATATAACGTTATTTATTATGAACAGTTGTTGAATGTTAAAAAACTTGTTGCTGATACATATACATCTTTAACACAATCAGGTCAGGAAATAGGTTCTGTTTTAATTTCTTCAATTATTGATGGTGCAACAAAAGAAGATTTCCTGAGACAAATGAAAGATTATATTAGGCAGAATCTTCTTAAATTGACAATATATACAGAATCATTCCAGAATAGACTTGCAGAAGTTGGAACTAAAATTGCAACCGCTTTGACTACAGGCGGAAGTATTGCAGATTTAAGAACAGAATTAGAAACATTATGGAATGAAGCAAGCACGCAGGCACAGGCAGTAGAAAGTGTTATAGCAGATGTATTTGGCGACCTTGATGAAGTTGTTGAAGAAACAACAGAAAACATAACATATTCTTTAGAAGTTGTTGAAGAAAAACTTTCTACTTTTGAAACTGCTATGGTTGGATTCTATGAAACAATTTCTGATTTAGGCGGAGATATTGCAAATGAATTAGTAAGCGGTTTGACAGAAGGTTTAAGCCAATCTGATTTTATGGATAATATGAAAAAGTGGATTCGCAAAATGCTTGTTCAGTCTGTTGTATATACAAAAAGTATGAAAGCAGAAATTGAAGCAATCGGTGCAGCAATTACAAAAGGACTTTCTGAAGGGTTTACTGAGACAACTTTCCACGAAATTAGACGTGATTTATCTTGGGTATTTGAACAGGCAAATCAGACAATAAACGGAATAGATAATATATTAAATTCTGTTTTCGGTAGTGGATATGCAACGGGAACAGATAATGCAACAAGCGGATTGCACTTGGTTGGCGAAGCAGGGCCAGAACTTGTAAGATTCAGCGGTGGTGAAAAAGTATATAATGCGAATGAAACAAGAAATATGCTTTCTAGCGGTAATGCAGGAAATACATTTAATGTAACTTTCAAAAATACAAAAGACACTACTGCATTTGCAATGATTCAGCAGTTGAAACAATATAACAGACAGATGGCGATTAATGGTGTTATGTAAGGAGTAAAAAATGCAGAAATTAGTATGGCAGAATTCAAATGGAGATACAATTGATTTAACAAGTGGTAATTATGGAATCACAAATTGGGAAGGATTCTCAAATGTGGATTCTAATATTCAAAGCCAGCGAGTACCAATGCAAGACGGTTCGGTTTTTTTGGATGCTTTAATTAATCCTAGAGAATTGTCTGTAACTCTTAAAATGCAGGATAACGGAAATCTTGAAGAAAGATATAGAATGAGAAGGGAATTAATTCACACATTAAATCCGAAGCTTGGTGAAGGTTATTTAATTTACACGAATGATTTTATCTCAAAAAGAATTAAATGTATTGCACAGATTCCATTGTTCCCAACTCATAACAGTAATAATTCGGGAACACCTTCTGCAAGTTTATCTTGGGTTGCTTGTGACCCGTACTGGGAAGATTTGGAAGATACGGAGGTTAATATTTCAAAATTCCAAAAACCTATAATTAATAATGAGGGTGATGTTGAAATACCGGTTAAAATAATTTTAAATTCTCAAGATGTAGAAAAACTTAAGGTGTATAATCAGACCAATGGAAAAAGTATTGAAATACAAAACAATACTCATTTTCAGATTTTAATTAATACTACAAGCGGTAAAAAAAGTGTCATAGGTGGGAACGTTAAAACAGAATTACAAACAATTAATTTATCGCTTACTGCAAAGCTTCAAAAAGATAATGTAATATATTTTGGAACTCAAGATGGTTTTTTAATTAAAACCGAAGATTATTTTAAGACAGTTTCTTGGATTAAAAAAATTAGTAATTATTCTATAATTCAGATATATGAATATGATTCAAAATATTTCATTTGTTGTTCTGAGATATTAGATTATCAATATGGGAATACGCAAACTTGTGAGATGTATGTAACTGAAGATTTTATTAATTTTTCAAAACAAGAATCAAAAGGCCGTAAAATATTATATTCTGAATTATTTCAAAAATATGCAGTTGTATATCAAGGTAATAGAATAGGTTTTTGGAATGATGATTTAACAGAGGCAAATGTTGTCAATTTTCAAAGTTATCCAAAAATGATAGATATTTGTGAAACTAATGAAGCAGTATATTGTATCAATTCTGCAGGCGATGTTTATAGATTCACCGATATAAATACTTACGCACAAATTCCACATAGTAAAATAGATTTGGATTCATTTATTACTTGTTGTATTGGTGATAATGATTATGCTTATTTTTTTAGCTCAAAGAAAGGTTATGCGTATAAACATAGTGCAAACCCAATAGTTTTAGAAGGAGCTTGGAGAGCGGAAAAAGATAATTATTATAACGGTGTAATAATTGATGGTGAAAAATTAATGTATAACGGAAGTATACAAATTTCTTCTGATAATCTCGTTAATGATTCATACGTTAATTATTATGATGAATATAAATACTTATATACAGGAAGTGTGGAATTTTCAAAAACACGAGATTTGCGAAGTTATAGTGTTATTAAAAACAGAAGATTCGAGATTGTGAATAATGTTTTATATTACGCACTTGGTGTTTTAAATGATGAAATATATTTTTCACACAACGGTTATGTATATAAAACAAAAGATTTTAAACTTGCAGAACTTGTTAACATCAAAGGTGTAACAAATGAGGGTGGCGGTGCTTTTAATAATATCAATAAAGCCTTTATAACTGGTAAAGATAATAATGGGTTTTATATGAATATCTTTGATAACAACTGGCAATATAAGGCATTGTCTTCTACCTCAAATGATAATGGATTACGTAACCCTGTAGTATATTCCAGATATCTTAATACATTGATTGGAGTACACTATTATCCTACCTATTATATAAACGTTTATGATAAAGAAAATAATGAATATATACATATTAGTCAAAAGACAGACGTTAGTACTGTAAAATGGATTTGTGAAAAAGAAAATTATTTATATTTCGGGAATAGTTTATACCGCATAACTTGTGTAGATATGAATCATATGAAAGATGATAGTTATAAAACAGAAATCAGAACTAATATAACTTCAAATAACATAAGTGGTTGTATTTATATTCAAAGTAACAATTGTTTTGTTGCTTGGGACACTGCTGGTAATATTTATCGAAGTTTAAATATTAAAGATTGGGATACATTTAACATTACCAATTCTCAAATAAATAAGTGTATATGGTGTAAAGAATACAACACACTTATAATATTAACAGAAGAAGATGGCGTTTATTTTGTTAATGTTGGTACAATGGAAAAGAAACACATTATTAATGTTGAAACTGATGAATCATTTTTTGATGGTGTTTTTTACCATAATAAAATGTATTTAATAAGTAATATTGCCATTTATCAAACTGATGTTATTTTTGAAGATAATATTATAAATAAAATAACTTCAGATTCAGATTTAAGTTTAAATTTAGAGAAAGGAGAAAATCTTATAGGATATGAGGGTTCTAAGGATTTTACATTAAATGTAAAATATAATCAAAAATATATAGGTGTATAAAATGAAAATATTAGGATTTATTTTAATAATTTTTAGTATTATACTAATCATATCAATAGTGATTATCTGGAGAAAAAATAATGTCTTATAAGGAAAAACCACAATTAAAACTATACAAATATGAAAATAACTCTTTCATTCTGCAAGCTATAATTGATGTCTATCAGGAATGTAGTTTTGAAAACAATAGATTTTCAGCAGGTCAATTCTCAATTACAATTAATTATAATATCTCAAATGCCTTGTTGTTTGAAAGAGGGTTGTTTATTCAATTTGGAAATAATCCTTATAACTTTGGTGAAATATATAATATCACAGATTCAATTGGTGCTGATGGTAAAGGAAGTCAATTCAGAATAATTACAGGTTATGATGCAAGATATATTTTTAAGCGTAGAATTATTAAGAATCTGAATAATAATGATAATTGGTCTATGAACGCAAAAGGTGAAATCTGTATGCGAAACTTGATTCAAGACCAATGCGGAAGCGGAGCTGAAACAAAAAGACAGTTGCCGATTACAAATATTATTCCAGATCCTGCAAACGCAATCGGAGCGGAATATTCTGTATCAGAAGCCTATTCTAATCTATATGAAGTTTTGACAACTATTGCGACACAATCGGAAATCGGTTGGCGGTTACGTTTCAGCGGTTCAGCTTTGACGCTTGAATTTTATGAAGGTGTAGACCGACATTTAACAGTTAGATTTGATACTGATTATGAAAGTTTATCAAATGGAGAATTCACCGATTCTGCTGAATCTTATGCAAATACAGTCTATGTTGGCGGAAAAGGAACAGGAAGCGAACGGGATATTTTTGAAGGTGAAGAACTTGTTGAAGGTCAGACACCTTCGGGGCTTGACAGGTTTGAAAGTTGGGATAATCAATCTTCAATGACAACGGAAGCAGAATATGAAGCAGAAGCCCTGTCTATGCTTACTCAATACGGACAGACAATTCAGATGAGCGGTAACGGGCTTGCTAAATGTCCTTACATCTACAAAGAGCAGTATGACGTTGGAGATTTAATAACCGTTGCTTTCAGCGGAAAATCAGCAGTAGTGCAGATTCTTTCTGTAACGGAGCATTGGGCTTGGGGCAGTTATGATATACAGTTCAGTTTCGGAAAACCGCAGAACAATTTATCAGAACAGTTACAGTTGATGTTGCGACAGATTCAGAAAGCAAGTGAAAAGGCAACTTCAACCGATTCTGTAAGATGGTACACAATTCCGACTGATACCGCAATGCCTAAAGCCGATGTAACTTATAATACAATCGGATTTACAGGTGCATTAGGAAGCGGAGCAACTTTCACTTTATATCTTGATAATGAAAAGACAGGAAGTAAATCCTATCACGTCTATTTTAAGCAGTTGGAAGGAAACGGAAAACTTACCTTGACAACGGGCAAGAGCGGAGCGGTGAACTTGGAGTTTGGCGGTGGAACTTATGTTGCAATTATTTCAGTTGATGAAAATGGAAATATTGTAAATGTAGCAAGCACTCCGACAGATGTAATTCAATCGGGAAACAGTCAGCCTGCAACTTCTAGTGGGGTGGCAAATGCTTTATCGGGAAAAGTGAACACTGACACTTATACAAACATCAATTTGAATACCTTAATTAATACAGGTTTTTACCCTGTAAGTTATAGCGGAAATTGGCAAGACTACAATTTCCCGACTAGTCATTCTGGTACAGTTTTAGTTGGAACTACACCTTCAAATAATTTAATGCAGATGTTTATGTCTGATGATGGACAATTTGTTTATGTGAGAAATTGTACTACAAATGTTTGGTCTAGTTGGAAAAAAGTTTTAACAAATGATGATGTTACAGACCAAGTAGCAAACGGTGATATGAAAGCAATCACTTCAAATGCGATTTATAATTGGCGATTCAGTTGGATAAAATTAAATCCCGAGAATGTTAATTTTTCTTATGTTATTCCACAGTATTCAATTCATAAGGTAGATGGTGTTGAAAATAAAACAGTTGTTATTAAAATAAAAATATATTTTTATGCTACAAACTATAATATAGAACTTTCATACGGAGATACTGACCCAATTATGCAACAAATGTCGGGTGTTGGAAGAGTTTGGTTTGAAGAAATAAAAGATAATACTACCCCCGATGGTCAAGATAGTAATTTTAAATATTATAATAGACGTATATTTGTACCTCAAGGAAGTAAATATTTTGGAATCGGAACAAATATAAATATTGGTGTTTATGATTTACGCCTTGAATAAAATAATTTACATTCACTTTAGAAAATATTCTGCAAACAATTCTATATTCTATTTCGCTTATGCGTATTTTTGACAACAATTCTTTTTAGTTTTATACTTTGTCTATGCAGAAATATTTGACAAAAGGAAATTAAAAGACTTATACTGTTTTCGGGGGATTGGCTTACAAGTCAAATTTTAAGTTGGGCATCGCAGTTCTGCGACAGAAAAGCGGGGTGGCAAATATGAATGAAGAAGAACAGGAAAGAAAAATTACTGTCATTGAACAAAGACAAGCAACAATGGAAAGCGACATAAAGGAAATCAAAACCGATGTGAAAGAAATGCCCGATAAAATCGTTCTTAAAATAAACGAATCTGTTGATATGAAAATAAAACTTGCGATTGCAGAAACAGAAAAAAAGTATATGGGAAAGTTTATTGCCCTGCTTATCGGCTTAATCGGTGAAGGTGTGGGGCTTATAATCTCTTTCATAAAATAGGGGGCTTAAATGAAAAATCCACAGAGTTTAGCAGAAGAACTTTACAAGCATTTTCCGACACCAAAACTAAAAGCAATTAAAGATTATGCCTGTTGTGCATTTTCTTTAATTTATTGGCTTGGCATTGATTGCTCAGATGTGGCTGCAATAATGCTTGTTTCTGATTTGATGAAGCATAATGCACTTGACCCCGATTGTACTGTCTATTGGAGTGAATGTATCAAACAACTTACAGGGCGGGAAATGGAAAGCCTTGAAAAAGTCCAGATAAAAGACATTAAAAATATCAAAGAAAAAACTATTGTAAAATTCAGTAATGGCAGTTATTCGCATTGGGTAGTTTGTGAAAATGGAAAGGTGGTTTTTAATTCCCTGCAATATTCAAACTGCGTTGAAAAAGGAAAGCCGACAGAAGCAAGAATTATAAAAATTAAGGGGGTAAAATAATGGCAGAAGAAACAAAAGAATTAAAAGCAAAAAAAGTTTCGTTGATTGTCAAAATTATAGCGATTGTTTTTTTGGTGATTTGTTCTGTTTTAAAATGGTTGAATATTTTCACGAATGCAACGATTTACGAAATATGTATGGTTGCGGGAACAATGTCGGCTATATTTGGCGATATTTCAATTAATACTGCCCTTGATAAATTCAAGAAGGGGGGAGAATGAATACCTTAACAATAATTCTAATAATGGTTGCAATCATTGTAACTATGGGTGCGGTGATTTATTCATTAATTAAAATGCTTCAGAAAAACAAAAAGGAAATCCAGAGCTTAAACAATGAATTGAATTCCGCAAGGGAAAACGTAAGGCAGTTATCGGAATATATAAAGAACTCCGATAAAATCAGGAAGGAAGAAAAAGAGATTGCAGAAAAAATCAAGGAAGCGAAAACCGATGAAGAAGTACACAATATTATTAATGATATTATTGCCCTTAACAATGCAAGGGTGCAAAACGACTAAGGTCGAAAATGAAATAGAGTTACCACCAAAACCGGAAAGGGTGGAACAGAAAGAGCCGGAAAGTTTAAGCGATCTTGCAGACCTTCTGAATTACTATGAACACCTTGTAGAACAGTGGGAGAATTGGGCAGACCGCGCCGAAAAGTTGATAAAACAAAAAAAATGATTTAATATAAAAACAACCACTTCTTTTACTTTGCCCCCTTGCTTAGTTTAAGAAGAAAAAAACTTTTGTTTCCCTTGCGTTCTGGGTGCAATGCCCCGCAAGGGTTTTTTATTAAAAATCAAGACATTTTTCTACACAAAACCTAAAACAAGTCCGTAGACGCAAATATAGGGCTTCTGACGCATTGAAAAGGGTGTAAAGGTAAAACTATTCAAAATAGGGTGTAAATCGCTTGTATGGGGCATTTTCGTCAATCTGAAGGACATCACGAAAACGTGATATTTTATCATTTATTTTTTTTGTTTACATAAATTAAAAAGTGCTATATAATGTCTGAGTGTTGGGAATTCATCACCCCGATTAAATACAATGGCAGATTTGGAAAAGGTTTTTTTTCTATGTCTTAATATCCGCTTTTCTGCAATTGGGCGGTGTGGCTGATTACCGATTAGGACATAGGAAAAAAGCCTTTTTTATTTTCTGCAAGGAGAAAAACAAAAAATGGATACAAAGTTTATTAAAACAAAAAAAGAAAAAAACTTTACAGTTCTTGATAATACATTTATCAAAGATACTAGATTGAGTTGGAAAGCAAAAGGTTTAATGACCTATCTTTTATCCCTGCCCGATGATTGGACAATTCATTTATCAGAAATTGAACAACACGCAACGGATGGAAAATCAGCTTTAAGAAGTGCAATCAATGAATTAAAAGAATTTGGATATTTAAAAGCAGAGCAGAAAAGGGAAAATAACAGATTTGCAGAAATGGTTTATATCATTATTGAAAATCCAGATTTCCCGCTTACCGATTTTCAGCAAACAGAAAACCTGCAAACAGAAAATCTGAATTCAGAAAATCAGACACTACAAAATACTAATAATGACAAAGTACTGAATAAACAAAGTACTGATAATAATATACCGAAACCGAAAAAACACAAACTTGGAAATTATAAGAATGTTTTACTTACTGATGAAGAAATACAAAAACTTTATGAAAAATTAGGAATGCAGAAAACAGTTGCAGTTATCAATAACTTTTCAGAACTTAAAGAAATGAAAGGTTATAAATATAAGAGCGATTATCTTGCAATAAAAAATTGGGGAATTGAAGCATACGAGAAAAAATATGCGACTTCACAAAATGGCGGATATGTAAATAATAGACGCCCTGCAAGCGATAGTGTTGGTTGCGAAGTAGATTTTTAAGGGGGCAAAAAAAATGAGAACAGAAGAAGAAGTACAAAAGGAACTTGCGGAACTTGGTGACAAATTCGACCTTCTCAAAGGCGATACAAACGAAATGTGGAGATTTTGGGAAGAAGACAAAAAATTGCGGGATGAACTCGAAGCAATTCAGAACGCAAAGGCGGAAGAAGAAAACAACACACCCGAAGCCATCGAAGAAAGAAAAAAGGAATGGAAAGCAAAGCAGATTCAAAACATTATGCAGAGCGGAATCGGGCGAAGGTATCTGAATGCGGACATTCATTCTTTTATCTGTAAGACCCAGGAACAGAAAGAAATATTGAAAACTGTAAAACAGTTTATTTCAAATCCGTTTGGCAAAAGTCTATGGCTTGTTGGAGTTCCTGGAACGGGCAAAACTTTAATCGGTGCGATTATCTGCCGATATTGCGGGGCGAAGTATTTCAAAAGCTATCAGATAAAAGACGAATTGGAATATGCAAGAAGTTTCAATGCGAAGAAAAATCCGACAGAAGTAATAAACGATTATGCTGATATTTCTGTAATGATAATTGATGAAGTAGGAAGATACAGAAGCCCTGCGGAACAGGAATATTTGTTTAGAATCTTGAATGAAAGATATGAAATGAAAAAGCCGACAGTTTTAATTTCCAATATGGAGAAAAAAGAATTCGGGGAATATCTGGGAAACCCTGTTGTAGACCGATTCAGAGAAGGTTGCAAATGCCTTGAATTCAAAGGCGAAAGTTACAGGGGAAAAGACCGAAACGAATGGGACGGAAAAATAAACGATAAAATATTTGAGTAAGGGGGAAAGAATGACAGAAAATGAATTTCTACTTGCAGACCGCATTCAAAAAATAAAATCAATGAATGAATTATATGACCTTGAAAACAATGCTTATATATCATTTTCCGGCGGTAAAGATTCGACAGTTTTGCATTATCTGATTGATGAAGCATTACCGAATAATAAAATCCCTAGAGTATATCTGAATACAGGGATTGAATATAAAAGCATAGTTGAGTATGTCGAGAGAGAGAGAGAGAGATTACCGCATTCAAATAGTTTTGTCAAAGCAAAATATCAGAAATATGCTTGAAAAATATGGCTATCCGTTCAAGTCAAAGGAACATAGCCAAAAAGTGAGTTATTACCAAAAGAGCGGAATGGGGAAAACAGTATTAAATTATTTAGGGCAGGGAACAAAGAAAGATTTTTTATGCCCCGAAAAATTGAAATACAATTTTACACCTGCATTCAAAATAAAAGTTTCTGATAAATGTTGCAGAAAACTAAAAAAAGAAATTGCGGATAAATGGGCAGAAGAAAATAAAAGACCGATTAAAATAACAGGAATGAGAAAAGAAGAAGGCGGATTGCGAACTTCTCATAATTCCTGTGCAATATTCAATGAAGGGAAGCTATTGAAGTTTCACCCATTACAACCGATAACCGAAGATTTTATTGATTGGTATATTGCAGAAAAGAAAATAGAATTATGCGAATTATATTATCCGCCTTATAATTTTAAGCGGACAGGTTGCAAAGGTTGCCCTTACAGTCTGGACCTTCAAAATCAATTATATATTATGGCGGTGTATTTTCCCGAAGAAAGAAAGCAGTGCGAAAAGATATGGGGCAAAGTTTATGATGAATACAGAAGGATTGGCTACAGATTAGAAAACAGTTTGTTTTAAGTGTTGACAATCCGCAATAGTGGTGTTAAGATAAAAAGAGCAAGGGGGAAATAATGGCTGATTATTTTAATGCAGTTGAACGATTAGAAAAGTTTTATGGCGATATTCCAGAAATGGAGAAAGCCTGGATAGAAGACAATATCGAAAGTTTAACTGATGAACAGAAAGGAAAGTTTTTTAAGGCTTTAACTACTGCACACGAGTTTAAAAATGGTTATCCAGAAATTAGCGTTATGGCAACTGTTTTTAAGAATGTGATGAATAAAGCCCCGAAAACTTATGCGTGGAGTATCTGCAAAGAATGCGGGTGCGAGTATGATTACAGGTTGCCTTGTTGTCCGGCTTGTTATGAAAAAGGGCTTTTCTGCAATGTGTATGTGGTGAAAAGCTCTGCTTCAAAGCCTGCAATAGTTCAGTATAATAAAACTTATCTGAATGGCGGAAGCGGGGAAACAACTTGCTTTAATTGTGAGCATAAAGAAGGCAGTTATTGCAAGAACTTCGGCAATCCGAAATGGAACTGCAAAAGGGAAGAATTCGAAATGTGCGATTGCAAAATGTGTTGCAGTCTGGCTAAAAGAGAAAATCAGAAATTAGCGGGAAAGGAAGTAAAAACAAATTATGCGATCCCGCTTAAAAAGGGGTAAAGAAAATGACTAAAGAAGAACTTGAAAAAGCAACAGGGCAAGAATTGATTGAACAAAGAGATTATTGCGGTGTAGACGGTTACTGTGGTGACTATCTTGATAATGTAAATGCAGAAATGCTCAAAAGATTTAATCGCCTTGCAGAACTTGAAGCACAGATTGATAAAATGAAGTGTTGCTATAATTGCAAGCATTCAAGAACTGAATATGAACATTGTAAGACAGATAAACACGAAAAATGGGAGATAAAAGAAAAATGACAGGAGAAGAATTAAACATATTGTCAAAAATAAAAGTGCGACCAGTAGAAGAACAAAGAGATTATCTGCTTGAGCAAAATATGTTATTAGCAGGAAAAATTGCAACACTTGAAAAAGAAAACGCAGAACTGCGAAACCTTAAAGATGTGGCAGACCTTATCAGATTAAACAATAGTTCAATTGTTACTATGGCACAATTAAACAATAACAACGTAGCATTACGTAAGGAAAATGCAGAACTGAAAAAGAAAAATCTCGATATACAAGACGCAGTTACAATGCAGATGTACACGAACAAGGCTAATAAAGAAATTGCAGATAGACAACTCACCAAAGCAAAAGAAATAATCAGAAGTTTATATTTCATTATACAAGGAAGAATAGATTATAAAGGCAATATTCCACTTGAAGATGAAATGTACAGAGCAAATCAATTCTTAAATAGCGAGGTGGAAAAATGTTAGATAAGTTTTATGAGATTTGCAAGTTTATTGTTTGTTTATGCGGAACTGCAATTTTGATGCTTTTGACAATTACAATGGTTACATTGATTGTAGTTTTATTATTAAGATAGAGAGGTGAAGGAATGACAGTAGATGAAATAGGAATACGTATAGCAATAGGGTTAGGGTGTTTTTGTTTAGGTTTTATAATCGGAATGATTGTTATGTTTGTCAAAGATACAAATTGAAAGAATCATAATAAATGACAAGGGGAGATTATTATAAAAAGCCTGCTGCGTATTGGTTTTGGAATTGTGAGCCGACACAGGGCGGAAGTTATCAGAATGACAAAGAGAGAAAATCAATAGTATATGCAAAGAAAGGAAAGCAGGCGGGAATATGTAGCGAAGAACGTTCTATGATTTCACCCGACTATGCAAGAAATTTTATCTGCGATTTTATTTTGGGAAAGGTTCAGAAACAAGAACAATTACAATTTGAGTTCTAAAAAAGTGTTGACAACATTATAATATAGTGTTAAGATAAATATAACTTAAAGCCAGGGGGTAAAAAATGATTTTAAGTAACAATGGCAATTTGCCAAAACCTTATGTTGATTTTGTAGAAAAGACCTGCAATCAGAAACATAACGAAAAAGGATGTTATTCTGCGACAACTTTAATTCAAGGTGTAAAATGTACCATTTTGAAGGATAGGCACTTTGACGAGATAACCGCAGATGTAGCAGATTTTCATAACGCAGTAATGGGAACTGCATTCCATTACATTATGGAGAGTAATACCGATAATGAAAAGTTCTTCAAAGAAGAAAGGCTTGAAGCTCTTGTAAGCAAATCAAAAGTAACAGGAAAATTTGACCTTTACGATTTGGAAAACGGTATAATTTATGATTGGAAAACAACAAATGTTTTTAAACATAAGTTTTCAGATTTTTCCGAATGGGAAAAGCAAGCTTTAATTTATGCGTGGTTATTCCAAAAGAATGGTCTGGAAGCAAAGAAAGTTGTTTTTATTGCAGAATTCAAAGATTATTCTTTATCACAGGCAGAAAAGGATAGTGAATATCCAAGAAACCCGATACAGAAAGAATTTGAAGTAATTATAACAGAACAGAAACTTTCAGAAATTGAAAAGTGGATTTCTGAAAGAGTGCAGAAACTTGAAGAAGCAGAAAACCTTGCAGATGATGATATTGAAAGATGCAGTAATGAAGAAGTATGGGCAAGGGGCGAAAAATGGGCGGTTATGCGTAACGGAAGAAAAACTGCCTTGACAGGTGGTGTATGTGATACAGAAGCAGAAGCAAATGCAAAACTTACAGAACTGAAAGGCGATTATGTAGAACACAGATTGCCAGAATATGTTAAGTGCAAGTCATATTGTACTGCCTGCAAATTCTGT